TTGCCAATGTTGCTGTTGGGCAAGGCACGTTTACCATAGACAGAGGTACTATTAATACCTTAGAAAATCGTTTTTACAAACTGACATTTAAAACAATCAAATCAAGCGACAACACAGAGCAACCTGTTTACATTGATGACAATTACGGTGTTCCACTGGATTTAGAAGTGTTGCCAGCTTATTACGCAGACTCTGCCAGTGACACCAGTGAAGTTATATTTGATGGTGGAGTAATTTAATGACAACATACGCCAACGTAGGCCACATACTATTAAAGCGTGGCAATACTGTACAAAGTACAGCGTACAAAGGCCCATTGGGTGAACTTACTCTGGACACAGATTTGCATACAGTTAGAGTACACGATGGCAAAACTTTTGGCGGCAATGTTATATTGGCCACTTGTTACGGTGCATTGGGTAATGTTACAGCAAACTCGATAGTTATTAGTAGAACCCTTACAGCTAATACTGGATCAACCACAACGCTTAGAGTTGCAGGCACTATTGAATCTACGTTTGGTAGTAATACTAAAACTGACCCAGCTGCCGCTTACGGTATACGTGGTACTATTAGTGGTAGTGGTCTTACAAAAACTAGTAATTATATGTCAGGTGTTCTTGGTGCATATAACATCACAGGAACTAATGCCAGCACTTTCCCTAAAGCAGGTGTTATTGGATTTATTGCTGATACAACGGTTACTGCCGATGCGGCTGTTATGGCCTATTTAGATGGCGATGGTGGTAACACTAGAGCAAGAGCTGGATTTGGGATTACTATGCAAAACACTACTCCATCTAGTGGCTTTGAATACGGTATGGATTTAAATATGGCCGATATAGATCCATCAGTTCCATACGTTCGCCCCTATAAAAAGGCCGAATGGCGTGTATCAAATGATGTGGTATTTTTAACTGGAGCTGGAGTCCCAACTAATGGTGACACTGGAGCTGGATTTGCTGGCCCAGGATCAATCTGTATTGATATTAGTGCTGGAAAAATGTATCTAAACGGTGGCACCAAATCAGCTCCAGTTTGGAAAATAGTAACATCAGCCTAACTTGTTGACCTAGTCCAAAAATTCTGCTATACTAGTAGGAATGTTAAACTCGATTCGCGACGCAGTAACCCAGATATTACCGCACAAACGTAAAACTAATTCCGCTTCTGGCTGGATTAGTTTTAACGCACCCTGTTGTCAACACAACGGCGAATCAGCGGACACACGTGGTCGTGGCGGATTAGTTATGAACCTAGATGGTGGTGTTTCTTATCATTGTTTTAACTGCAACTTCAAAGCCAGTTATGTTCCAGGTCGTCCACTATATTATAAATTCCGTAAGTTACTAAGTTGGTTAGGTGCAGACGAAAATACAGTCAAACGATTAGTTATAGATGCCATACGTATACGTGAACTTGTAGCACCAGAGACCCTGGTTGAAGCGGAAGCGGTAGAACCCATAAACTTCAAGGCAAGACCGTTGCCGGAACAAGCACAAGATTTCTTTGCACTAAACACATTCTACACCTTGAACGACGATTGTGATGTTCCGCAAGAATATCACAATGCTGTACTGTATGCATCAACTCGCAAAATAGACTTTGGCAAGTATCCGTTTTATTGGACACCAGAACGACAGCACAATTTGAATCAGCGTGTGATTATTCCATTTACTTGGCGCAACGAAATTATTGGATACACAGCAAGAACATTTCGTGAAGATGTTAAACCCAAATATCATTCCAGCTACGAGCCCAACTATGTGTTCAACACAGACCGACAGCACAAGGACGCCAAGTTTGTTATTGTAGTCGAAGGACCGTTTGATGCCATGGCCATAGATGGTGTTGCAGTATTAAGTAATGAATGCAGTGAAATTCAAGCAGACATCATTGACAGTTTGGCACGTGAAGTTATTGTGGTGCCTGATGCAGACCGGGCTGGCGCTCGGTTAGTTGATCAAGCTATAGAGTTTGGTTGGAGTGTAAGTTTTCCAGTCTGGCAAGAACGACACAAAGACGTAGCAAGTGCAGTAGAAGAATTTGGTAAACTGTTTGTGATCAAGAGCATCATTGAAGCACGGCAGTCGAGCAAATTAAAAATTGAGTTACGCAAGAAGAGAATATATAATTAAACTATGGCAAAAGAATACAATCCTGATTTACAAAAACTATTTTTAGAAATGATGATGCAGGACGCACAGAGTTTTGTGCGTGTGCAAAACATCTATAATCCAGAAAACTTTGATCGTAGCCTACGTGATACTGCAAAGTTTATCCAGCAACACAGCATGGATCATAAGACTCTACCCACTTATGAACAAATTAAGGCAGTAACTGGCGTAGAGCTACGTCCTATCCCGGATGCCATGGAAGGCCACCAAGAGTGGTTTATGACGGAGTTTGAGGGATTTAGTCGCAAGGAAGAACTGAGCCGTGCTATCCTTAAAGCCGCAGACTTGTTGGAAGAAGGCGACTATGATCCTGTAGAAAAGCTAATTAAAGATGCAGTACAAATATCTTTAACCAAGGACATGGGTACAGATTACTTTAGTGATCCACGTGCTCGCATTGACCGATACTTTAACTCAGGTGGACAGGTGAGTACAGGTTGGCCCACTATGGACAAGATCTTGTATGGCGGATTCAGTCGAGGCGAGCTTAATATCTTTGCTGGTGGATCGGGTTCGGGTAAGAGTCTTGTCATGATGAACATTGCCTTGTCATGGTTGCAAGCTGGACTGTCGGGCGTGTATGTAAGTTTGGAGCTCAGTGAAGAACTGTGTAGTTTACGTACTGATGCTATGCTTACAGGCATGGGCACAAAAGATATTCGTAAAGATATTGAAACCACTGAACTTAAAGTCAAAATGGTGAGCAAGAAAGCTGGGCAATATCGTGTCAAGGCCCTGCCAGCACAGAGCAACGTAAACGATATCCGTAGCTACTTGAAAGAAGTACAAATTCAAACAGGTATTAAGGTTGACTTTGTCATGGTTGACTACTTGGACTTGGTAATGCCAGTGTCGGTCAAGGTCAATCCCAATGATCAGTTTATCAAAGACAAGTATGTGGCAGAAGAATTGCGTAACCTAGCTAAAGAACTCAATGTACTATTGGTAACAGCAAGTCAGCTAAATCGATCGGCAGTGGAAGAAATTGAATTTGATCATAGTCATATTGCCGGTGGTATCAGTAAGATCAACACAGCAGACAATGTGTTTGGTATCTTTACCAGCAGAGCCATGAAAGAACGCGGACGTTATCAAATTCAGTGTATGAAGAGTCGTAGTAGCACAGGCGTGGGAATGAAGATTGACCTGGAATACAACATTGAAACCATGCGTATCACCGATCCCGGAGAAGAAGGTCAAGACAGCAACACAGGTGGTTACGGCAAACCTGCTACCAGTATCTTGAATCAAATCAAGACCAACAGTACTGTGACAGAGTCTAAACCCTGGGCCAAACCACAGCCCAAAGAAGGATGGAGTTTAGAAACACCACAAGCTACCCCGGGCAGTAGCGTAGAAAGCACAAAACTCAAGCAAATGCTGTCGGCTCTAAAAGCCAAATCTGATTAACACTTCCATAAATACTACATTAACTGGAGCATACCTTGCAAAAGAAGTCCCGTAGCATTTTAGACGAATTAGACACGTTGCTGGTACACAAAGATCGTGAGAATCTTGTGGAAAGCCGTGCCACCCATGTTATACAGGGTGCAATTAATCTAATCAATTATATTCGCGAAAACTACGATGCTGAAAAAGCAGGGGAGTTGGAACGCCGACTGATCAACAGTATCCGCGCCCAAGAGCCAGAAAAATTTAAGCGTAGTGTCAGGAGAATGCGTAGTGAAAATTAATGAAATATTTGGCGGTGCCAGTTTAGCCGGCATTGGCAAAAATCTATACAGAAGCATTGCTGGAGATACTAATTATCAAACTGATGCAAAGTTTATTACGGCACTGAAAACTAAATTAGCACCACAGGTTGCGGCTGTACAAAATCCAGCAACTCCGGTGGCAACACAACAAGGTCCCAGCACAGCAGGTGCAGTACTTAAAAACATGAGTATTGCTGAAACTGATCCTCTTGTTATAGCATACGGAAAAAAATTATTTCATTTAAACAGCACCGGCGATTGGGCATACTTGGGTTCTGACTTTCCTATCAAAGATCAAACCACAGCCGCATTGTTAACAAAATTTGCAGATTCCCAGGGAGTATAAATGTATTTTCTATATGAAAGTAGCCATACTATATTCAGCAACACCACAGATGTATTACAACAAGATGTGCCTGGTGTAATTGAACTAGCTCGACGTTTGTTACCTTCTGATTTACAAAACAAAGTAATTAAAGATATTGGCTCAGCCGGATATAAAGTTGCATCTGGTGATATTGATCTATTCATTGACGAACGTGCCGCACTAAAAAACTACGGTGTTGAAGATTCAACACAAGCCAAAAAAGCATTACAGACACACCTTCAAGCTCAGGGCATTGATGCTGTAATGAAAGGCCGTAATGTTCACGTAAGTATTCCTTACAAAACAAGCGAAGGCAAATCTGCATTTGCACAAGTGGACTACATGATTATTCCCAATGCCGAGAAAGTAGCCGATTGGCACCAACATGGCCCACGTGGCATGTATGACGATCCCAACTTCAAAGCAAATCAACTGTTCATATTGTTAAACAGTATAGGCAAAGCACTAGGTGTCAAGGTAGATTCATTTGCTGGTACCGTTATGCGTCGAGATGATAATACGGTAGTTGCTGACAATAGAAATGATGCCGCTAAATTATTACTAAATCCCAAGGCCAAGGCTGCCGACCTAAACTCAGTTGCCACAGTAATGGCCGCACTGGCCAACGATCCAGACCGAGAAGCCAAACTGGCACAAGCACGTCAAGATCAAGCCAAAGGTTTGTTAACATTACCTGAAGATATTGCACCGGGCACAGCCGCTTGGTTCCGCAAACTAGGACACAACCTGTGAGATTAGATTTTATTAATCGAATTCTAGTTGAAGCACGTGCCGGTGCCCAACCGCACCCTGAAGATTCAATCTTTGACGGAGCACAAGCAGCCGCACAGGCTCTACAAAGTTTGCAATATGTTATTAAAAATCCTGGTACAGTGACTATCAAATGGGATGGCTTTCCAGCCCTGATATTTGGGCGTGTAAGGGATGGGCGTTTTACTGTACAGGACAAATACATGTTTGACGCCAAGTTCTTTGCTGACAGTCCGGCCAAGTGGCAGGAGTACGATAGTAAAAAAGCATCAGGTAAACTACGTCCCGACCTATATGCTAAACTAGAAAATATTTGGGCCGGTTTAGAAGCCGCGGTGGGTAATAGTCCAGGTTTCTTCTGGGGCGACTTGTTATGGTGGGAACAGCTACCGGAACAGAATGGTATGTATGCGTTTAAACCCAACGTGGTTGAATATCGCATACCCGCTAATACAGGATTAGGTAAAAAGATCAGCAAAAGCGTAGGTGGCGTAGTCGTACATCAATACTTTGCCGATGATGGAGCCGTACCACAACAATGGAATGGTAAAGGTCTCAACATAAACGGTCCTGTGGTTATATTGACTCCCAGTGCCGGCATCAAGTTCAAACTAAATGATCCTGTACAGTTAACAAAAGCCGCCAACCGAGCAGTCTCACAGTATGGACAACTGGCTGAAAGTTTCCTAGCAGAACTTCCCGGTGTGGTACGTCAAGCATTGCAAAAGTACTGCAACAAAAAGATCACAGGGCAAACCGCAGAAGACCTGGGTCCATGGTTACAGGGTAATGTTAGTGCTAAACAATTTAATTTCCTAGTAGGCACAGAAGGACAAGACGGATACTTGGTACGTGAGCAAAAAGGTTTAAATGCTTTATTTGCCGTCTGGAACAGTTTGTACGTTCTCAAGGTTAATCTAGCCGATCAACTGGAACAACAGGTACAGGGCATTGAGCAATCAGTTAACGGCAAACCTGCTGGCGAAGGCTTTGTATTCAATACCCCAACGGGGTTAGTAAAGTTAGTAAACCGCGGAACATTTAGTGCGGCTTTATTTGCTAAAGAGGAGTAATTTATGAACGAAACCGGTGTAGCCAACTACATTGACAATCCTATAAGCCCTATTATAGGTATTCCTGTACGTACACCCATTGACCATCCGATAGGTGTAAGGCCTTTTATTAGACCTCTTAACGATTCTGGTTCTGTTTACAGTGGCCCTATGCCACCTATAACTGGCGTAGCAAACCGCTAAAGCTAAAAATACCGTTTTTTCCTAGTTTGTATAAATAAGTATATGCAGAGATGCACTTATATTAAGGAGATTTAAAAATGGCAATCCAAACACGTTATGCAGGTGATGCACAAGGCGTTAACAACGTTGATTCAAACACAGCAGGTGCTTTAGCTACTATCATTGCAACAGGTTTAACAAAGAACCCAACAGCACTAAAGATTACTGGTTTCGGTACTTTCTCAGCAACTGAGAGCGGTACAGGCGGTCCAGTAGAAGCAATTCTACGTTCAATCGCTATCGATTCTACAATCGTTATGTATCAAGTTGATACTACACAGATCAGCGTTTTAGTTGAAGCTATCGGCACAACTACATCGGCTGTTCAAACTCGCTTACAAACTTTAAATGGCGGAGCCGCTGGTAACATTGGCTTGGCAGCAAACATTTATAGCGGTCCAGGCGTTGCATGTGTTAGCACAGGCGGTTTCAAACTAGCTTAATTGTTGGTTTAACTAAAAACAAAAAGGCAACTTTATGTTGCCTTTTTTGTTGGCCACTAAATATGTATATCATGTCCAGCACTAATATACATCTCTATCAAGGGTTCAGTCTAATAGACATTACTGCCACGGGTGTAATACGAAGACAAGATGCCGATGCCGTTGACCGTAACCAACAACGTAACTGGGAAACAGTTGTACAATGCATGGGATTACGAACACAGCCACATAATATACAGGTACCCAGCTGTATTGATACAGAACTTGACCAATTGGAATTTGGCGATTTTTATTCAGGTGTGCAACGAGTATGGACCTGGTCCTGGACTGTGGAAAGTTCGGGCGTATATGATATAGACCGACCACTAAGTGGTCTGTTGCAGGATTTTGAACAGGTTCCGGTAGTAACTGGCCTGACTGAAACAGCTCGATTTATGTTGCCCATATTTTATCCATATGGTTCCATTAAAAACGTTTATTTCAAAGAGATCAAGCCAAGCTAAATAGTAACATAGATGCTACCAGGCAATCATTAAGGCTCATATCAAGGCAAATACCGGCTCAACAACACATGCATCGCTAATATGAAAGCGACTGGATAAATGTCCACTACAACAGATATAGAAAAGAAAAGTCTTGAAGCCCACGTAGAACTTTGTGCAGAAAGATACTCGGCTTTGGAAACCAAATTAAATCATCTAGACAGTCGAATGGACAAGCTAGAAGGTCACATTGTTGACATCAAAGATAGCCTAACCAAAAATGGCATCGACAGTCACAAAACTATTATTACCATTGGTACTGCTATATTTGTAGCAGTATTGAGTGGTATAATTGGATTGGTGGTACACCTAGCAACCAAATGAAAATAGTAGAACTACTAAACAACATACAAGTTGCTATAACAAACGAACAAGCCGATCTACTTGGCCGCTTTCAACATGAGCCAAGTATAGTAAAGAACAAACTCGATGAACGAGAGCAAGTAATTGCAAATCAATTAACACAACAGGACATCCTGTTGCGCCGTAATGAAAATGGCCAAATCACATACACGAAAAAAATCCCATAAACCGGAACCCAAAGAAGTACGAGCAATATCTAACGCCACAACAGACTACATTAAACAGTGGACTACCCGTGAGCTAGGTAAAATTCAGCAAGAACGCACAAGCCCGTTATGTATACCTGTGAAAAATGGGTATCGTATTGGGCTTTATAATTTAAAAGTTTACCCAAACAAAACATGTGATGTAACAAATCCCTGTGGCGATTTTGTACATCGATTTGATACTAAAATCAGTGCTATACTATACACAATTTACACTATCAAGAATAAATTGTTCAACGCAGACGAAATACTCACCTGTGATCGGTTAATAAATAAATGTTACACAGATATGTTGTCATTGCGTAATACTGTAGAAAAAGCAAGACAGCGCAAAGATTACACAACAGTTGATACCAGAATGCCCAGGTTGGAGATAGCTGAATCTAGGCTAAATCTCGCTCGGGATAAAATATCAAAATTACATAGAACTGCTAAATACTACAAGATATGGGAATAATACATCATGAGACTTTCTGAAATGCGTACCGAAGTAACACCACAAAAAATTAACAAAGTTATGGAAAGCCGCTTTGGTTTTACCATTGACTATGATAATTTGACTTATGCCAAAGCTCAACGCTTGAGCAAGGCTCTTGGTGAAAATATCACACAAATTAAAAAATCTTTTGGCGCACATACTGCCGAAAAGAATAGCAAGTACATGGAACTTATGCTGGTCAAAGAAGGACTAGACAAATGGATGGGTTCCGAACAAGGTTTGTTTGAAAGCGAAATGGGTCGTAGCGAAGCTGTGTTAGCTGCCAAGGACATTGTTGACAGCATTCAAGACATGCTAGAAAAAATCAGTAAAGTACAGAACGAACAGGTTCCTGCACTGATTGACACAATACGAGACCAAATTGGCAGTGAGCAAGCCGAAGCATTCAAAAGTTCTATCAGTCCAACACTGACAGACCTATACACAGCACTAAGTCAGGCACGTGAAACCAGCGACACATCAGTTCGTGTACTAAGCGGCGAGCAAGCGCCAGCCACGGACATGAGCTTGGGTGGTGCTCCTGATGCCATGGGTGGTGCTCCTGATGCCATGGGTGGTGCTCCTGAAAGCGATATGGACAGCGACCTAGGTGCCGCTCCTGAAACTGATGGATTTGATGCCACCGATGCCGCAGTTGGCGGTGAACAAGAACTAGGACGCGAACGTCGTTAATATGCGTATCACTGAAATTATCTGTGAAGATTTAGGTCAACCTCCTACACAAGGACCTGATCTCAATCATAATGATAAGGCCAATGCCCACGGTTACAATGATATTATGAATGCTCTTGTGACAGTACAAAGTCAATTGGTATTCACACATGCAATTCCAAGAGAAGAAACAAGCAAGATAGTTGCCATGGTCAATGCTGACCGTGGCGATAACTCTTTCCGTTGGACCGACTTAAACGATGCGATTAAGTCTGGACAATTTAAAGATGTAGTAGAAAAAATTGAACCAGACGAAAAGACTGGTGTAAATTACGTCTACTTTGTGACACCAGACACACAAGTACAATCCACTGAAGTTGGTGGCAGTACAGGTGCAGGTGGTAGTCCAACAGATTCCGGTAAAGTTGTTAGCCAAATGGCTAAACGTGCTGCCGGCACCTAGTACTTCCTAGTTAAAAATCAATTGACTTATCGGAATAAATACGCTACAATAGCGTGAGGACATACCTATGGCATATAGTAACAAAGTAATTGATCATTATGAGAATCCACGCAATGTGGGCAAAATGGAAATAGACGATACCATAGGAACCGGTATGGTCGGAGCTCCAGCTTGCGGTGATGTGATGAAATTACAAATAAAGGTTAAGGATGGGATTATTCAAGATGCTAAGTTCAAGACATACGGATGTGGATCTGCCATTGCCAGTTCAAGTCTTGTTACAGAATGGGTTAAAGGCAAAACGCTTGATGCCGCAATGGAAATTAAAAATTCTCAGATTGCGGAAGAACTCGCCCTTCCGCCTGTCAAAATCCACTGCTCCATCTTGGCCGAAGATGCAATCAAGGCGGCTGTAAATGATTACCGTAACAAGCACAGCAAGTAAAAAAATCATTGACAACTTGACCCGTCGAGGGCGAGGGGTTGGTATACGTCTGGGCGTTCGCACCACTGGCTGTTCGGGTATGGCGTATGTGTTAGAGTATGTTGATGAATACACAGGTGATCCCGGCACTATCAACTATGCCCAACAAGATTTTGTTGTACTAGTAGATGTCAAAGACAATGTATATCTAGACGGCATGGAAGTTGATTATGTTAGACAAGGCCTAAACGAAGGCTTTGAATTTAAAAATCCCAACGAACGCGATCGTTGCGGATGTGGCGAATCATTTAGAATATAATGCTTATACAAAAATACAATTATGAACCTATCAATAGAGAAACCATTGATGGGAAGAGACACTATTGTCTGCCAGACGGGTCAAAAGTTCCCAGTGTTACCACAATATTAGACAAAACCAAAAGCAAAGAAAGTCGCGATGCTCTGGATCGTTGGAAAAAATCTGTGGGTGTAGAACGTGCCCAACAGATTACTACCGAAGCCGCCAATCGCGGAACACGTATGCACAGCTACTTGGAACACTATGTTAAAACCGGCGAAATGAAAGAATTGCCTGGCAACCCGTTTGCACAACCAAGTTGGTTTATGGCCGCACAAGTAATACTTGAAGGATTTCAAAAAGTAAACGAAGTGTGGGGAGTTGAAGTTCCTGTTTATTATAGCGGGTTATATGCTGGTACCACAGACTCGGTGGGAGTACACAACAACGAAGCCTGCATCATGGATTACAAGCAAACCAACAAACTTAAAAAACGCGAATACATTGGCGACTATTTTATACAGTTGGCAGCCTATGCACAGGCACACAATAACATGCATGGAACCGATATCAAAAAAGGTGTAATTCTCATGTGCCAACAGCCAAAAGAGCTAGAACCGGGTGTTTTTGGCACCCCTGTTTATCAAGAGTTCATACTTGAAGGGCACGAGTTTGAACACTATTGCAACCAATGGAACAAACGAGTAGAACAGTACTATCAAACTTCATAAATACATTATATTTCAGGATTAATGTAAATGGCAATAGTACAAATCAGTCAAATTCAAATTCGTAGGGGTTTGCAAGCGGACCTTGCTGATACTACGCTGGCCAGTGGAGAAATGGGCTGGAGTCTAGATCAACGTAGATTATTCATCGGTAACGGCACAACAGCAGAAGGTGCACCAAAGATTGGACACACCGAAATCTTGACCGAGCACAGCGATTTCTTGGGATTTGTTTCTAGTTATACATTTGCCGGAACTGATGCCGGGTACACCAGTCAAACTGGCTCTACCATTTTAGCGCCAGTCACTCGCAGTTTGCAAAGCGTGTTGGATGACAGCATCAGTGTGCGAGACTTTGGTACTGTGGCCAATGGCACAACAGATGATACAGCCGCACTTAATCGCGCTATACAACAAATTTACATAAGTAGCTTGAATGGTACATATCGTAACATTCAGCGTACCATTAAAATTCCAGCTGGCACATATAAAATTTCAAGTCCTCTATTGATACCGCCTAATTGTGTATTGGTTGGTGATGGCAAAAATAACACCTACATTTCGGCTACTACTGGCACAGCATTTTCTATTTGCGATAGCCTATTCCAAGTCGGTACCAACATAGGTACCAACGGTGCAATATTGCCAGGTGCAATCTCTATTAGAGATTTGGCAGTAGCAACTGCTAGCACAACAGCTCCAGCAGTTTTGGTCAATAAAGCAACAGATGTCACGTTCAACGATGTTAAATTCATTGGTGGCAACTATGGGTTGAGTCTAACTGGCACAAGTGCAGATATCAAACTCAACAACAGTTCGTTCTCAGGATATGCTACTAAGTCAATGTATGTGGATCCTGCGGTCACTGGCATTGTCACCAGATTGCGTTATTTTGACACAACCAACGTAAGTATATCAAGTAATTCAGTGGCATCAATTGGAAACGTGTTCACAGCCGGCGCTGGTGTGTACAAGTACCAGATGAACAATTCAGCAGGTACCGTTTATCGAATCGGTGAACTGAAATACAACAGCATGGGCACAGTGGGTAATGTAAAGTTTGATGACGAGTTTGTTGAACCAACTGCGTATGCTAGCTCATTGACTGCTAACCTTTTTGCTCATGCCAATGGCAATGTTATTTGCTCGACTACAACTCCGGTCACTATAAAATACAATCACACACAATTTATATAAGTAAAACATGTTTCAACAAAAGCCAGAGGACCGCTTGAGGTCCTGGCGCGAATTTCGATCCTCGTTAGACTCAATACCTTTAGAACAAGCACTAGCTCAAACAGCACAGTATTGGGCCAGGGCTCCTTTTACTCCGTATAATCTAGACCCAGATGATCCATCTAGATGGCCCGATCCATGGACATTAATTATGGAAAATACCTATTGTGATGTTGCAAAATGTCTGGGGATCGTGTATACTGTACTATTAACAACGCACAGAACAGAGCTTGATATTGTTTTTCGGCAGTATACCAACCCCGAAACCAATCATGTGTATAATTTAGCTTGGATCAATCAGGGAAAATATATACTTAATATGATTGATGGAGAGGTCGTAAATAACACACAGATCGATAAAACATTAACATTAACCAAGCAGTACCGTGAAGAGTTGCAATTAGAAAATTATTAAGAGAAATCAATGACATCAATCAAAGTTACAAAAAGAGAAGGCCACACGGAAGACCTCGATTTAGAAAAGTTACACAAGGTAGTATTTTGGGCCACTGAAGGCATTACAGGTGTAAGTGCAAGTGAAGTAGAAATAAAAAGTCATATACAGTTTTACAACGGAATTAAAACAGCGGATATTCAGGAAACTCTTATCAAGAGTGCCGCAGATTTAATCAGTGAAGAAACACCAAATTATCAATACGTAGCCGGACATTTAATTAACTATCATCTGCGTAAACAAGTTTATAACAACTATGAGCCTTGCTCGCTGTTGGACCTGGTCAATAGAAATGTAGCATCGGGATTTTATGATCGCGGGCTGTTGGAAGCGTATTCTCAAACTGAGTGGAATATGTTGGATAGCAAGATAGATCATGCACGTGACGAGAACTTTACCTACGTGGCCATGGAACAATGGCGCGGCAAGTATCTGGTTCAAAATCGTGTCACTGGCGAAATATTTGAAACTCCACAAATGGCCTACATGTTAATTGCGGCCACACTATTTCAATCTTATCCTGCTGAAACTCGTTTGCGGTGGGTAAAGGATTATTATGATGCAATTAGTCTTGGAGACATTAGCCTTCCTACCCCTGTCATGGCTGGTGTACGCACTCCTCAGAAACAGTTCAGTTCCTGTGTTCTCATTGAAGCAGACGATAGTCTTGACAGCATCAACGCTACTGCTAGTAGTATTGTCAAGTATGTGAGTCAGAAAGCCGGCATTGGAATTGGCGCAGGACGTATCCGCGCTTTGGGCTCACCAATCCGCAACGGCGATGCTTATCATACTGGTGTAATTCCTTTCTACAAGCATTTCCAAACAGCCACACGTAGTTGTAGCCAAGGCGGTGTACGCAATGGCGCCGCCACGTTGTATTTTCCTCTTTGGCATTTGGAAATCGAAGACCTCATTGTATTAAAGAATAACAAAGGCACAGAGGATAATCGTATACGTCACATGGATTACGGTGTCCAATTCAACAAATTAATGTACGAAAGACTCATTCAAGGTGGCAATATCACCCTGTTTAGTCCCCACGATGTACCGGAAATGTACGAAGCTTTCTTCAATAACCAAGAGCGTTTTAAAGAACTTTATGAACGTGCAGAACGCAATAACAAACTACGCAAGAAAACACTTCAGGCCGCCGACCTGTTCAGTCGCTTTATAACTGAACGCAAAGACACTGGCCGAATCTATTTACAGAACGTGGACCATGCTAATACGCACAGTCCATTCAAAGAAGAAATTGCTCCTGTGAAAATGAGCAACCTATGTTGTGAGATTGACTTACCCACGGTGCCATTAAAAGATGTCAACGACGAGGATGGTAGGATCGCACTATGTACTTTGAGCGCGATCAATTGGGGCAATGTAAAAAGCCCACATGACTTTGAAAAGATGTGCCGCCTAGCAGTACGTGGTTTAGACGCATTATTAAGTTATCAGAATTACCCTGTAAGAGCAGCCGAACTAGCAACACTAGAATTCAGACCACTGGGCGTGGGTATTATTAACTTTGCGTATTTCCTAGCAAAGAATGATGTTAGTTATAGTGATCCACGAGCATTGGCTCTAGTAGACGAGTTTGCCGAGGCCTGGAGTTATTACTTGCTCAAGGCTTCAGCAGATCTTGCCGTAGAACAAGGTCCTTGCACACGTTGGAAAGATTTAAAATCAGCAGACGGTCTCTTGCCCATTGACACACGCAAGGCAGAGATCGATGAATTGGTACCGCATCAAGAACGTATGCCTTGGGCCGAACTTCGCGAGCAAATCAAAACTACTGGTCAGCGCAATGCGACCCTCATGGCTCTAATGCCGGCAGAGACATCCGCACAGATATCCAATGCCACAAACGGTATTGAGCCCCCTCGCAGTTATGTCAGTATCAAGGGCAGTAAACACGGACAGCTACGCCAAGTGGTTCCCGAGTTTCGCCGTTTGAAAAACAAATACGAATTGTTATGGGATCAACAAAGCCCAGAAGGATACCTAAAACTTTGTGCTGTTTTACAAAAGTACATTGACCAAGGTATCAGTATCAATACCAGTTATAACCCACGCTTCTACGAAGATGAAAAGATTCCCATGAGCACCATGTTACAGCACCTGTTGTTGTGCTACAAATATGGTACCAAACAGTTATATTACTTTAATACAAATGACCAGCAAGGTGAAATTGACATTGATAAATTGGCACTGATACCGGTAGACGAGGCTGACAATCAAGAAGATTGTGACAGTTGCGTAATTTAAGGAAAAAACAAATGAGCGTATTTAATATTAAAAAAACAGAACACACCAAATCGCTAGCTTTTTTAGACACCAATGGTACACCGGCAATTCAGCGTTATGATGTATTGAAGTATCGTCAGTTTGACAAACTCACAGACAAGCAGTTGGGATTCTTTTGGCGCCCAGAAGAAGTGGATGTGTTACGTGATGCCAAGGACTTCAAAGAATTAACTGACTTTGAAAAACATATCTTTACCAGTAATCTAAAGCGTCAGATCTTGCTGGATTCGGTACAAGGTCGCAGTCCCAACTTGGCTTTCTTGCCCTTGGCCACCATTCCTGAATTGGAAACCTGGATTGAAACATGGGCATTTAATGAAACTATCCATAGTCGTAGTTACACACACATTATCCGCAACGTGTACGCCAACCCCAGCGAAATTTTTGATGAACTGATGGAGCTGGATGAAATTGTTGCCTGTGCTCGGGACATTAGCCGATACTACGATGACTTGATTGAAGCCAGCGGCTGGTATCGTATGCTGGGTGTGGGAACACACACAGTC